ACTATGGCATCTCCATCGTCTAGGCAAAATCTAGTAGATTATTGTTTAAGAAAATTAGGTCATCCTGTATTAGAAATTAATATTGATGATGATCAAATAGAAGATAGAATTGATGAGGCATTTCAATTCTATCGCGATTTTCATTTCGATGCTACAGAAAAAACTTATAAAAAAGTTCTAATAGAACCTTCTCTTCTTCAAATTGTTGGTATCAATGCTGCCGATTTCTCCAATGGTGAGACTATTACAGGGGGTACATCAGGTGCTACCACTCGTGTTTTTAGTAATAAAGCTGCCAATCAAATAAACGTTTACGATACCGATGGTACTTTTACTGCTGGAGAGACTCTCACAGGTAGCTCATCAGGAGCTACAGCTGTATTAAGTACTCTTACTCTTAAAAACTTTGATAATCAATATATTAGCTTAGAAGATAGTTTTTTTGGTGTTGAACGAATACTTCAACTATCCAATAAAACATCCGGTGTTAGTATGTTTGATGTTAGATATCAGCTTTTATTAAACAATATTCAATCACTTACCAATACTGACATTATTTACTACAGTCAGTTAAAAACCCATCTTAACCTTATTAATGATTTAATGACTGGACAAAAACCAATTAGGTTTAATCGTCATATGAATCGTTTGTTTATTGATATGGATTGGGGATTAGATGTTGCTATAAACGACTATATTATCGTAGAAGGTTGGACGTTCTTAGATCCAGATACATTTACTGATGTCTATAACGATGGGTTCTTAAAACGCTATGCTACAGCGTTAATAAAGCAGCAATGGGGTACCAATCTTAAGAAGTTTGAAGGGGTTCAACTACCTGGAGGGGTAACACTTAACGGGCAGAAAATATATGATGAAGCAGAGGAAGAGCTAGATAAACTTCGCGAGGAAGTTAAAATAACCTATCAACTTCCCACCGACTTTTTCGTAGGATGAAGAATGTTTATTGTTTATAAAACAACCAATAAAATTAATAAAAAATTTTATATTGGCGTTCATTGTCTCGAAGCAAAAAAGAGCCATAAGACATATTTTGGGTCAGGCAAGTTAATTAAACTAGCATTAAAAAAATATGGTAGAGAAAATTTTGTTGTAGAAACATTATTTGAGTTTAATGATTTAAAATCTGCTTTAGATAAAGAAAAAGAAATTGTTAATGAAGAGTTTATTAAAGACGATACTAACTATAATTTAACTGTTGGAGGGAGTATACCACCAAATTCAAAAAATTGGTGGACAGCAGAGCACTCTAAAAAAGCTAGTAACAGAATGCAGAATAATAGTTATAAGTTAGGTAAAAAAGAAACAGCAGAGACCCGAATTAAAAAGTCAAATTCTATGAGAAAATCAGCTGTTCAGGGAAGGTGGCAAAGAACTGAAGATCATCGTAATAATCTATCGATAAAAGCAAGAAAACAATTTCTAGAAAATAATCCTATGTCAAGTGAAGAAAGTAGAAAAAGAGTAGGTTTATCAAAAGTAGGTCGTAAAAAAATGATTAATTCCGAAGGCAATTGGAAGTACGTTAAGCCAGAAGATTTTAGTATTTTTTTAAACAATGGCTATTTCTTTACCGGATAGTACCTTTTCTCAACCGGCCACATATGAATTATAGCACCCAGGCAATAGAAAATCCACGGCAATTTACCAAATGATAAATCATTATTTTCAAGCTGGAGTCCCAGGAGGACGATCATCAGAGCAGCTGATGATGGAAGACCCTTATTGAATGCATGAAAATTTATGGGTTTGAAGTCTACTACATCCCGAGGACATCTGTAAATGAAGATTTGATTCTAGGAGAAGATACTCTCAATAAATTTACATCCACATATCCTTTAGAAATGTATTTACAAAATACTATGGGGTTTGAGGGTGATGGGGATCTTATGACTAAATTTGGAGTGGAGATTAGAGATACAGCCACATTTATTGTATCCCGAAGAAGGTGGGATGAGGCAGTTGCTCGGTCAGGGGAAGCTCAGTTAACTACACGCCCGGCCGAAGGTGATATATTATATTTTCCTTTAACTAAAGCTTATTTTGAAATAAGATTCGTAGAAGCTAAAGATCCGTTTTTTCAAGCCGGTAAGCTGTATGTCTATAAGTTGCAATGTGAGTTAATGCAATACTCATCCGAACAGTTTAATACTGGTGTAACTGAGATAGACGATCAAGCCGCAGATAAGTCCTTGGATGTTAATCAGTTCAATATACTGTTAGAAACCGGAGACCGGCTACTTCTAGAATACTATACCCCATCAGGTATTATAAGCGAAGGTTATAATGTTAATACCATATTACCCAATGCTCAAAACGAAGATTTTGCTAATAACATCGATATTTTAGACTTTACTGAAATAAATCCATTTGGTGAGATACGATAATGCTTCAGCAAAA